CGTCTTCGTAAATATAACGCCAGCCATAGGTGTCTGCTAGTCCATTTTCTTTATCATCACTCTTGCTCTCATCAAATAGTTCGCCAGCAAGGGCATCGAAAGCAGGATTGCCAGCAACCCACTGTTCAGGAGGAATAGGATAAACAGGAGCGCCATTTTCATCAACTATACCAGTAGGCATAGTAGAGTTAGGAAGCTCATTATCCATAACTTCAAGGATACACTCATAGGGGTCGGATGGATCAGTTAATCTACTATCGTCGCCCTTCTTAGAGTCACCAAAATTTCCGATTGCGTAAAACAATATGTTACTAATAGCTGTCGGAAGTCAACTATTTATACCTATATATTATAGGCGAAAGAGGTTCTTCCAAAAGTGTCTTTACACTTGACCTCTTCTCTGCGGTTTCATTATAAGATTATAGCCGCAGTTCAGACTGTTGCATACATTGCAATCAACATACAATGTCTCTCACGTTCAGTCGTTGTTCCTCTATATATTCACTTTTAAAAATTAAATTGTATTTTGGTTTCTTTCTTTCGTGTCTGCATATTCTGCTCACTTCTTGTTTAGATATCCCAAAAAATGTACTTGCTTCAACAGCAGAAAAGAATTCTTGTATAATATTATTGTTTAAATCCAATAACAACACTGGCTTTGAAAAATTTCTTCCTCCCCTTGTTTTAGGAATGCGACTATAATCCCTATTTGGGTCGTAATCTTTTTCATACACCCATACAAATCCACCTGAAGTCTCTTTACGACCAGTACACACATTAGAAATCGCACCTTTGCCAAGTCCAAGTTTTCTGTAAATATCACCAAAACTATCCCAAATTTTAATTAGTTTGCCATCTGGACTAATTTGACATACACGCACACTTTGTTGATGATTTTTACCAGTTGGTGGTTGATATCCACTCATACCTTCTCCGCCCAATGTTGAATTATAACCATTATAAAAACTATCAAACTGTTTTATATAGAACATTTCTTTTTCATTCAGTTCACATTCAGTTAAAGCAACATCAAATATTTCGTCTATAACAAAAGCATTAAAACCATATTTTTCAATCGCTCTAAACAAATGAATATTATAAGATCTATTGTGTTTTTGTTCATACAAATAGCTATTGTATACTCGTTCTATACCTTGTCCTTTTCTGCAATATCTATCTTTAAAACCTCGTTCTTGCGAAGTTTGCCCAATATAAACTTTATGGTTTATAATGTTTTCAATTTTATAAATAATGCCATAATATTCTTTTCCATTTATTATTATACTCATATTGCACCTCCTTTACATTAATTTTGTATTGTGAATATATAGTTGGAAGGCGTTGCCCATCTCTGGGGTTTCGCCGTATATTAGTGAGAGTTTTACTGGCACATTTACGCTATTTTATGCCAATTGTTATCATTAAACTCACGATGAGTACTTAAATCTGGATCACTTTCTTTAACAAAGATTACACAATTCTGGAATTCCATAGTATCCTTAACCTTAGCTGCTTCCGCCTCAGTATCACGTACAATTGGACGCTTATAAGGCTGATATGCATTAAATCTCTTTGCAAGCAAAGCATTATTTGCATTTTCGGAACTAGCTATATTAACTTTTACATTGAAGTAATTAACATCAATAGAGTTTCTTGTTAAAGAAACCTTATTAACCTCAGTGCCATCACTTAAAGTGATAATAGGATTCTCGTTCAAATATTTTTCGGTCTTTTTATCTCTATATCTCTTAATAATGATATCAAGATTTCGACCTGCGGGGCCGTAGTTATTAGAAGAGGTTCCTTGACCGCTGTGTACAATATCAGTTGCAACCCAGTTATCTAAAATTGGATCACCATTTTTGTATATACATTCAACACTAGAAATTAACTCATCACCAGTCGAACTAATAAAACGACCAATTTTTTCATCTTTATCGCTAGTAAAATAGGGCACTTCTAACTTAATAATTCTTAAATCAGGGCAAACTTCCGCCAGATAATCTGGGTCAAGGATGCCTTCTTTATAAATCTGATTACGATCATAACGAGCAATCATTTCTTCTGCACTACGAGCATCTGCAATAAAGTTATTTAAAATATCTCTATCAGATAGAGAATTCTTATACACCTTAAAGCGATAAATATACAAATCACAATCAGGAGATCCGAGAGTAATTGTTTTTCTAGAACCCATTTGCTGTTGGAAATTATGTGTGCTATTATATACAAAAGGTCTGGTAGACACACCATCTTCATAACCCATAATCATAGATGGAGATTCTGTGCTAGGTGTAATATTAAACTCAAATTCAATAATTTCTTCTTCTGCGTATGGTAATGGTAATTTATCTTGGTCTGCACTAGCATAAATTATTGCCTCATGTGCCTTCATAACAATACCAATATTGTCACCTGCAGAAGATTGGCTTACACATGACATAAATGTTGCTTCGGTGTCTGCAACATTCATGGTCTTAAAAATAAGCTTCATTTGTTTGCCATCAACCTTGGCATCATCACCAAATAGCTCATAATTAATATCTGCGCTTGTACCAGCTTTAATACAGAAATACTGGTTACCATTCTCATCAATTTGATATCCGCCATTTACCCAGTCAAAGTTCTCAGATACTGTCATTGCAATATCTCCGCTAGACCACAAACGATTCTCATCACTATTAGAATATCCAACAGGATTAAAATCAAATGCTAATCCCGCAGTGATTGGGCTTATATTGATTCCGAGTTCAGTAACTGTGGCAACTAAAGTTTTAACAGTTTCTCCGCAAGTAATTGTAAGAATATGCTCTCCAATAACATCACTCTTATACTGCCAGGTTTGAGTATTAGAATTTAATACTAAATTAGAATTAAATTCCTCAATAGTATTACCTTCTTCATCTACATAAGTAGCACGCAAATTTACACTAGGAGTCTCGGTATTAGAATCATAAACAGTATAAACAATGTTTTTAACATCATACTGACGAACAGTAAAGTCCTGATCAATACAGCTAATAACTGGCACATCAGAATTTTCATCATACCAAATAACATCTTTTATAATATGATTAGATTCAATAGTATTATTATTAATAACTGTTGTTAAATAAATTTCAAATAAATGAACTCCGTGTTCTTGCGCAGGAATCATATAAGAATCTGACAAACCAGCAGCGGATGCAGGACTTGTTTTTGTCGCAATTTCCTTGCCATCCAATAGAAAATGCACAGTTTTATCAACACCACCATATGGAGTAAATGTAAAACTAACATTTTCACCAGCAACATATTTACGAGTATCATCAAAGCTAGATTCTAATCTAACATCAACAACTTTAATAGTCCATGCCTTAGTTGCAATTGCACCAGTTGCATGTGTGATAGTAAGAACTATTTTATTATCACCAATACTTACATATTTGGTTAAATCAAATTCACAAATACCAGTAGAAACTTCCTCAGTAGCAACAACTCTATTGCCGACCTTCCAAGATGCAGTACCATCCAGATTGGTATCTCCGGCAGAGTCTTCGCCAGAAAATTCATATTTTACAATTACAGGATCGTTAATAGTCGCAACAATAGGGGTGGCATATCCTTCAACATAAGCAATACGTAATACTACGCTACTAGTTTGTCCGCCGCCTCCCATAATTTGAAAACGACTCTTAACAGTCGGGGTATTTTCGCCCTCGGTTTCCCAAAGAGTAAACATATACTCCGCAGTAGTACCATCATCCATATCTACATTGCCATATGTTGCTTCATATGTTACGCGAGGAGCTTGATCTATATTTTCTAAACTTTGATTGATATCTTTGACTGTATTATTCAAAGATGTAATACTATCTGTATTAGTTGAAATAGAATCAGCCAAAGTACCAGTCTTAGTATCAATTTCAGTTTTAGTGTAATAGCCGCTAAGGTCAACTTCAACATTAGAAATTGCTTCATCAATTTCGCCCTTAGTGTAAACATCTGAAACTTTAGCATACTCTGATAGCTGATCGGTTACATCAACATTTGCAACGGCTTCGTCTACATAAGACGTAGTAGCTAATCCTGCAATACTTGGAATTTCAGATTTTAATGCATATGCTTCAAGACTTTGATGCTCAGTCAAATATCCAGCATCGTTAACAAACTCAGAAATATTTGTTGGAATATCAGATTTTAACGCATAGTCACTTAAAAATAATTCTGGAATTGTATATATTTGTTGTTGGACATATGACTCAGTAGCATATCCTGTTAAATCAACTTTTACATTAGCAACAGCGTTATCTACTTCTGATTTTGTATAATAATTATTTAATGATGCGCCTATTGTTTCAACGGCTGTTTCAGCTCTATTGGCGGCACTTTCTGCAGCCGCAACTTGTTCAGCGACTTGCACTTCTGCAATTTGCTCGGTAACATTTTCAGTTACTCTAGTAACAAGATCCTCGAGCCATGTTTTATCTAACTCTATGGTTCTGTCATCAATCAATGATTTTAAAACATTTAACTTTTCAAATGTTTTTGACTTCCACATATACCCGTTGCCATTATTATTTACACCGATTGCACGAATTTCAAACTTAACATTTCCCGCTACATGAGTTACATTTCCATCTATAAGCCATCCAAATCTAATAGTCGCAGTATCATAACTAACATTAATTGGTGCGGCTTCTCCATGATATCCATCACTTGTTAAGTAATGAATAGAAATGGCGGTAGACATTAAATCAAAACCATCAGCATATCTTGGCATCTGGAATGGAATATATTGGCTATTTTCTTCTTGGGTTATATTAATCTGAGAACTATCAAGTGTAATATTTTTATTTTCATCAATATTAGATATCCTATTGTCGGCATATTGATCATTCCAAATATATTTATCGCTTCTTGTAAATTCGGAATATGCTGGAATTCCCATGGTATCATCGGCAGCCAACGTCATTATTCCAATATTATCAGTAGGCGATGACATCATCATTGACGTTGCTGCTTGTTGCATTAATAGTTTTTTAGATTCTTCAAATGAACGTGCCATTTTTAGCCTCCTTACTTTATACTAATTCATGTTTATTCCACAGCTCATATAATAATTTAAGATGTGTAGATTTTTCAAATAAAAATACTAAAGAATCATTTTTGGTATTAAAATATAAAATATCTACCAACTTTGCACCGTTTCTTAAATACAAATATGCTTGGCGCAAATTTGTAATATAAGCAACATTGGTTGGACTATATTCAACACCGGGAATTAATCCGCTTTTTGTCATAATGCTTTCTCCTTTTGTCCGAAAAAAAATAAGGTACCACATAAAGTAGCACCTTATTAGATATCTTCTACAACTACTTCATGTTTACGCTTTTTATTTTTGCGTGCTAAATTAAATTCAGGAATACCGTCAGGAATTTCTGCGGGTTGTTCTAATTTAACCTCTTCGATAACTTCCTCGACAACCGATTCCACTACTGGCTCTTCTGCCACTTTAGGTTCTTCAATTATTACTGAAGGAATAGCATATAAATTATCAATAGTGCCACGGATGGACTCCTTATAAGAATCTTTATTGCTTAAATCACAACAACCGAGCAACTCCTTGCAATCTTCCGCAGAAATCATGCCTGAACCGTAAGAGCATAATGTTTTAAATATATCTTTACAATTTTCTGAGCAGAAAGTTGCCATGAATGGGGGCTGGCGATTACAGTCACAATATTCATAAGTGTTCCCACATAAATAACAGGAACGTTTAGACTTTGCCATAATTAGCCTCCTTTAAAATATTTTAATAAAGGCCCCTGAAAAACAGGGGCCTTAATTAATAAATTAGTCCTCTACAACTACTACTTCGTAAAGTCTCTTCTCAGAGTCGCAGTAATCCTGCTGTAGCTGATAGGTGAAAGGATGAGTCTCGCCTGCTGCAAGAGTTACATCAAAGTCAGAAGACATGATAGCATTCTTAGCAGTGATGTAGCAGAGAATCTTAGTATCCTGATCGCAAGGATCATAGCAAAGAGCCTCAATTACGAGCTTAACAGCCTTGGGGAAAGCGTTGGATTCGTTAACGATAGAGATGGCATCAGTAGCCTCATAATCATACATAACGAAGAGCTTAGCGCCAGCAGCTAGGCTAGTAGGAGCAGTAACAGTACCGTCTTCAGTAATAACAAACTCGGTCTCAGAAGCAGCGGTGCCAGCAACATACTTGGTACCAAGAGAGCTGTCGCCATTGAGAGCAAAGATCTCAGTGATCTCGCCAACAGGAGTGTGAGCAAGTTTCATCTCACCGCCAACTTCGATGGTCTCGAAAGCAGGAACGGTAGCAGCGCCAATCTTCTTCTCAGAACCAACCTGAGCGCCAAGTAGGCCAAGATCAAATAGAGCGTTAGCACCAGAGAACTCAGCGGTCTTAGCACGATAAAGGGTCATGATACGAGCACCAACGTTGTCAAGAACCTCAGTAGCCTCAGCAGCACCATTGATAGCAGCATCCTGAACCTGGCTCATGCTGTATAGATAAGCATCGGTAGATTTGTTGAACGCAACAACACGAAGAACCTTGTCAAATACAAGATTATTAACATTAATTGCCATAATATTTTCCTCCTAATAAATTTTATAATAATTATTTTAATTCACGCATCCAGTTAAGATTTTCTCGTGAAATCTTCTTGGCATCCACGGTGCCAGCATATATTCCACTCATTAAATGAGTAGAATTATCTATTACATTCAATCTATTCACAGTATCAAAAAACGAATAAATTCCTTCTTGAATAATATAATCTAATGTCCAGCCCATTTTACAACGAACCGCTGAGATAAGAGGTAGTAGGTACGAACTAGGTTCTTTTTTAGAATTTATTTCCATAGTTTGTCTATCATTCTCTATCATTGCTCGCATAGTTGCTTTATTATGGGCCTTTTCATTATTAGGTTTTAAACCATGCATTTTACGAATACAACCAATCATTCTTTCATAAATTAGCCTATCTATTTTGATTTGTTGTTCCATACTTGCTAACAAAACTTCGCCATTTTCTTTATTCTTATAAACCTTCATTTTTGATAAATCAAGATCTCCAAGAATAATACGAGTTTGATCAACTGGCAGAGACGGAGCAATCATTGCAAATAGCTCAAAATTACTAATCTCCATCCAATTAATACCTGCATCAAAAAGACGAACTTTCATATCAGCAGGAGTGGAACAAAGCGCATGAACCATAGAAAAATATGCATTCTCACCATATTCAGCAATGTCGCCAATTTTAGGCTGATAGCAAATAACTTGCTCATTGATTTTATATGGTTTTCCTATATATAAATCTAAAGGTTCAATATGCATTAAATCAATACTTCTCATACTTATTCCTTACAAGATTATTGTTTAAAGAATTAGTTTTGATAAGCTCGAACTTTAAAGTTCTACATGAATAGTTTGTGTCGGTTGTACTTTCACGGTTATAAACCAATTTAGCCGTCATACCAAACATATGACTATGGCCAAAAATATCACGAATTAAATATCCAAGTAAATCGTGTCTTTCAATTCCATATGGAGTCTTCACATCATCACCATGACAAAATATTACAAATTGTACATATTGAATCTTCATAATAGAATTATCTCTGTCTGGCTCCATGTCATCAACACTAAAACAGATAAAATTATTCGCTACATCTTGAATCTGTGGTACACGAATATATGCATAGATATTACGATTCAAATAATCATCTGGACTTGAAGGATCTAGCTGCTGATTATTTAATACTTCAATAATATCTGGATCAGATGTTAATTTCTGACGAATCAGACGTTTCATCGCGCAAATATCATCATCAATATTTTGAATATCTCTAACCATTAGCTAATCACCTCCATACTAATTTCTGCAGCATTACCACCGGTATCATCTCTAGATTCAATCTTCATTTGTTTTCCAACCATACTGTATAGCTGGTCACAACTTAATTTAAGTGATTTACCGTCTGCCGCAAGTTTAATTTTAAAAATATCTTTTTTATCAATAAAACATCTTACATTGCCGCCTTTAACCTCAAGCCCAAATTCAGAACTATCAGGAATTACTTCCCAATTAAACCCATTAAAATGAGCATGAATTGCGCAATTATCAAATGTAATTTTCCAATAAGCATCATATGGCACAAATTCTCCATTTAATTCATCCCAATATTCCGCAGTTAATATTTTCGGACTGCCACCTACACGAATATTTGCGTTACCAGTATATGTGATACGGCCTTTGGCAGATTCGGGAGTAGGCATTTCAATACCTGCATCAATGTATATTGGCTCTTTCAATGAACAATGCGCACAGAGCTCCGATTTAAGCCCAGAATGTTCTTTATGCGGACAGAAGTTTGCAATACCATATTGGCCGCAATCTTCTGGCAAAGAAGCAAGTTCCTGAGTAAATGTTAGCTTTGTTACACCTAATGGTTGAAGAGGTTCATATTTAGAAACTCTCCAAGCAATAGGGATTGGGCGACCAGGTTCATTCATAAGAACTCTTTGGTCGTAGTTTATAGTTTGAGAATAAGGTGTTGTTGGGCACCAAAACTTCTGTTGGTTTTCTACAGAAGTCATGACATAGTCCGTCCAAACACCACTATTGTAGGAACTCTGTGTTCTCAAAACACCCAAAATACTATAAACAATATCTCCAATTTTCCACTTAAGAGTCCAGTTACATTTTAAAACATAATAAGTAGGAAACTGTGGATGGCTATCTTTTAATACAACAAGCCATCTTTCTAATTCTCCATTATTATCTGGAATATCAATATAAGAACCAACAGGAATACTCATATGCTGACGAAGCTGGATGTTATAATCTTCTTCATCACCTGCAAGAGATCTTCTTGTATTAATAAAAAATTTGGCATCATATTTAACATTGAACATATCGCTTGGAGCATGAGTTACATACACCTCTCGATATGCTGGGTCGCGCTTAAATGTTTTATCAATTACCATATCAGCATTACGCCGATACGCTTGTGATTGTCCCGCTCCTTGAATAGCCATTCTGGCTTTAAATAAATCAAGCATTACAATCACCATCCTTTAATACATTAACAAAATTTGCTGCATCTAAAATAGATTTTCTAAACTGCTTCGGATTATTACGGGCAGTTTCTAAACATGCTACGATTGTTAAGATTTCAGGCTGATAGTTAAATATCTTGCTAGAACCACCAATTTGATTAATAAGAGATTGAATATGGGCATCAAGACTTGGATCATTTTTCTCTTTCTGATACAAGCAATTAATAATGGCCCCATAAAAATAGCGCTTTTGTGCAACTAATTGAGAAGAGGGAATGTTCATAATTATCCCTCCAAATAAGAGCTAAATTCATAGCTGTAATCTCTAGATAGTTTTTGTGCCTCAAGTTTCAATTTCTCATCATGTGCTAGTAGTTCTGATATATGCGCAGCTTGCGAGTAATATTTTGCCTCTTTATCAGAAAAAACCTGCGAGGTCAAAAGAGTACTGGAAATCTGCGGAGCCAACCAAGCTCTTACCATCAAGATTGCAAGAATTTCTTTCTCGATATCTAACAGATCTACGTTAAATCTTCTTAGTTCATCGTCTCGATCCGAGAGGTCATTCTTACATTTACGAAAATTTGCAATGGCGCTTAGAAGATACCCATGCAGAGTATCTTCTAAGTCTACGTCATTCATAGCTGCCAAATCAAAATCTGTTATTTTTCTTGTGGCTAAATCATAAATGTTTTCATAAGAGGTGGCCATATATATCAGCCTCCTTATCCAATCATCATGATTAATTCAGTACCTAAAATTTCGTCGATTGCTCTAATTGTTCTAAGGTCATATAAAGTACCGTCCTGAATCATAGCATATGCCATATTCTGTACGGTAGACTTCATACTTGTAGGAAGTCTCTTAAGCTGTGCAACAAATTGTCTATGAGGTAGTTTAAACATTTCCTTAAGATCAATAGCCTGCACATTATCATAAATCTTGCCCAGGTCTGCCTTCCATTCCTCTACAAGATCCTCATCCTCAATGATAATCATTGGATCAAAAAGATATTTGGAACGTAAAGCTCTCCAAGACATAAGATCCTGATATTCAACTTCTCTAACATCGCCTTCGTTAGCCCAAGAATAAGGCATACGAGTCTTAGGGCCAATTAGAATTAGTTCTCCAAAACGAACACTTCTGCAAAGAATTAGTTCACTAGGATCATGCTTAGGTTTGTTGATTTTCTTAGGTTTTTCAACCTCTTCAACAACCTCTTCGACGATTTCTTCAGTAATTTCTTCAATAATTTCATCTTTTATGGTAGTGTTCTTTTTTGCATTAGCCATATTATTTTCTCCTTTTATCCTTTAAAATTAATTAGATGATTTCCCAAACACCAAATACGGTAGCGAGAATTACGTTAATACCCATCTTGTAGAGTACTTCGTATTCCTGGCTCATATCTCTGTTGGTATCCTTATCAGTAACCTGAGAAACCTGAGTCTCACCATAGTTAACAAGTTTGATAAACTTGTTTGCAACAGAAGTGGGGATGATGTAAAGTCTGTCGGTATCAAGCTGATACTCAACGGAAGCGCTATTGATAGAAGCGCCACGCTTTAGACCCTGACCAATCTCAGCAACCTGGAAGCCTTCCCAGTTACCAAGAATGCCGCCGTTCTTATAATACTCGTCCTTCATATTCTCAGAAAGCCAATTAACATCAGCCATAGCAGTTAGAGAAGATAGAGCGGTACGAGCACCAAAGATGGTAACCTCAGAACCGGTAGCCATGGAAATATCCTGGCAAAGCTTAACAAGAGTAGCCTTGTTAGCAGTCTCTAGAGCACCAGACTTAACCCAGTTAGCACCAAGGCTTTCCTTAGCGCCACGTAAAGAAGCGTAAAGTGCGTCATAGAGATAACGGTTGATAGCTTCAGTAACCTTAGTTACAAAAGAAGCCCAATCCTCAGCGCCTAGAAGAACGCGCTCAAAATCAGCGTAAATCTTACATTTGTGTTTAACATTAAAATATCATTTTTCTATTTTTTGCCATGTTAATGGCTTACCAGTAACAGGATGTTTGCCTGCATGTTTTAATTTTCCGTTAATACAAGACGAAATACTAGTATGATTAACTCCATACTTTTCTGACGCCTCTTTTGCTCCCCAGAACGACTCATCTAATTCTGGTGAATAAATAGCGGTTGCTCTTGGATTATTTTTACCAGAAGTGCATTGACTATATCGTAATAGCGACTCCTGACTTAAATTTTCACGAGAATGTGCTCTACTTAATTTATTATGTACAAATGTTGTCCAATCAAAATTTGTATAATAATTTATTTGTTCTTGATCCATTGAATTATACTCATCAAAATACATAAAATTATAATATTTTTTACACCAATCTATCATAGTAATATCAACGACATTATTATTTTTTGCCGCTTCTTTTACCGATTCGTATACTTTCCCAGATAATAAATGAATAACTTTTTTATTAGTAGTCGGGGCGCTTTCGCCACCACTTGTTAAATTGTATCCATTTTCATGAGATAGTGTATGATATTTTGCAATATAATAACGTTCTTTGTCACAAATAACAGAAGGGTCGCATAATTCTAAGATATTAAACTTAAAAGCCTCTTCTCCATTTATATTCCATGCTCTTTGCAAATAAATGTTTGCATGACTATTATTACGGAGTTCGCTTTTATGTTCATTCCATCTTCTATATATATCCCGTGATAAACCAATGTATTTTTTATTATTTATTATATTTTCTATGCAGTAAATTCCACATAAATATTTTCTCATTAGCTCAAACCTTTATGTAATTATTCAGAAAAATGATATTTAGGACGCTACTCCTATGTTGGTTTAAAACCCTTTAGCTTTCACTAAAGATCAGACTATATCTTTACCCATAATAATGGGTATGCACCACTTCGGATTACCAATCGCTTGTAATCCTACGTCTTCCGACTAGTCGTTGAACTTTTTCCGCAAATATTATACTACATTAATTTTGTATTGTCAATATTTGGGAACTTAGCTGCTGATTATCCATTATAGTTACACTTAGGATTTAACCATATGTAATCTGTATTTGTTTTTTCTACTTTCGTAGCATTCACGCTCGTGTTTACACACCACGTTGTAGCCAATACAGCTTTAGGATTTTCCAGCAATTCGATGCATATTTTATTCGAACAGCTTACGCTATAAGGGCACTAAATTTAATGCCAAACCATTCGCCAGCAACAGAGAAATGTCTACCAGCACCTAATCTCTGGCGAATCATATTATGGTGATTACCGCTTACCTTAGAAACACTTAGAATAGAATCGTCTTCAACATAGAAGTCATTCTCATCATTTAGAGCTAGGTTACGGCTATCAACGAACTGCATGAAGAAAGGATTCTCCATCCAACCAGCGATAAGAACCTCCTCAATAGTCTCTTCAATAATGGTAAATACTAACTCACGGTTAGCGCGGATTGCACGCTTAACAAACTGAGGCTTATCTTCCTTAGAAATGCCTAGAGCAGCACGGAACTTCTCAACAATCTTAGCGTTAGCTTCCTTAGCAGAATATTCCTTAACTTCCTTATTAGCAGCATCAACTAGAAGCTTCTGGAAGTTAGCAAAGTTTTCAGAATTGTTATCAAAAGCAGCCTGAACGGTGCTATTAAATCTCATAAAATTAGCCATAATTAATTTCCTCCTTTCAAAATATCAATTAGCCCTGAACGCCGTAACCAGCAGCGTCAGACCAAGTTACTACAGCGCCAACAGCGGGAACAACGCCACCAAAAGCATCAACAGAAACAGTAAATACATCATGCTTCTTCATAGGATACATACGAGCACGCTCGCCAGCCTTGTTGTAGTAGTTAAAGATTTCCTGATAAATCTTTAAGAAATCGTTAGGCATAGTCTCGGGATTGTGTACAAAATAAGCATCACAATCTGCCTGTAGCTCAAAACGAACCATAGTCTGATTGCTCTTAGGAACAATCTCAATTACCTTTGCGCTGAAGTCGCCAGAGAATGCGCCTACAATGTAGTACTCGCCTTCCTTATAATCAACAACTGCAACTAACTCACCATTATCACGATCCTTATCCATTTCACCAGATAGAATGTGACCATCACCATACACTGCAGAGACACGAGAGATCTCGGCAACCCAGTGTTTATTCATTAAATCCTGAGCCATAATATAATCCTCCTATAATTTTCAAATTAATTTTGTGTTGTTAAACCATTAGTCATCAAATAGATTACCATAAGGTTTATCATTTGTCTTATCAACTGTTTTTACATTAAATTTCATAGCGACAGGCTTCTTATCTTTGTTATCAACAGCAAAAGCAGCCTTAGCATGTGCGGCAAATAATAGGTCGCACTTAACCTCTAATTCCTCTACGGAATACTTATCCATATCAGAAACTAAAGCCTTAAATTCATCAGATTCAGTTAACTCGGAATATTCTTCACGAGCAAGAATTTCATCTTTCTGAACCTTTAACTGCGCAGATTCATAATTCTCCTTAAATTCCTTTAATACAGAATAATCCTTACGCATACTTTCTACTTCTAATTTTTCACTTTCGCTTAGAAGCATTAAGAACATTTCCTGTCTATCGCCACTTAGAGAAACATCTTCGCCATCAACGGTATAACTCTGTTTATAGAATTTACCATTCATCCAACCCTGCATTACAAAATAAGAATCATAAACAGCATAAATACCATACCATTCATTATCTTCTTCTTCATAAACACTGATTAGATTATATAGCGCATAACGAATATCATCATGTGATAGCTCAACTGAGAAAGTCTTAGTAAACTTTTCTTCTACAGGATCTTCGTCACCATCTTCAGAATCAGAAGAATTCTCAATTACAGTTTCTTCTTCCTCAGCAACGACTGTAGTTTCTTCAGTTTCTACTTCCACAGTTTCGGTTTCCTCGAAAGCCTCTTTGAATTTTGCCTCTAGTTCATCATCAGAAAGACCCTCAATTTCAAAAGTGATATCTTCGGTAGTCTTATTATATTTAGCTAGAAGCTCCTCAAATTTGTTCATCTCTTCATTTCCTCCTTCCTCTTCAGATTGGTTTATATTAAAGTTAGATAAAGTAATATTTAACTTATCTAAAACTTCAACTAATTTATCTTGATATGTAAACACAGGTTCTTTGTGGCAAAAATCTGTAATATCAGCTCTAGAGCCAAGCATACCTTCACCAATTTCATTACCATGCTCATCGGAGCCGAGTAGAGTAGTTGCTCCAAAATAAAAATCAGTAAGATCCAGATATTTTTCTTTAGCATTATAAGCAAGTTCATTAATAACTAGCTCACATGAAACTTTAGTTCCATTCTTTCTGCGGATAATATCTGCAGTCTCCGTGTATTCTTCTGGAATAACAGCGTAGGCCATAACATAAGTCTTGTCCATATCTTTATCATATTCTAGCCAAGGTTGATCTGCTGTAAAGCAACCAACTTGCTTCTCAAGATATACAACTTCTTCTTCGCCATCTTCATTCTCAATAAATTCAACATTATGAGCATAAAAATCTTTAGTTCCATCTTCAAGCTCATGAATATAAGCTAAAATAGGACGGTATTTTAAAGTAGGCATTGCGTTTTCCATATTTTCCTGAGAAATAAAACTGCCATTTCTATTTAATAAAGTATGACAAACTTTTAATTTTAACTTCAACATTCCAGGCATATCATCTTCACTGGCCGCAAATGTGCCAGGAACTGATACTACAATAGGACTTTTATTATCATTAAAATTAAAGTTCTTACCTTGCTGCACAAAAAACTCGTATAAATTATCAAGAGTTAATATTCTTTTACCCATATATCTTCCTCCTTTCATTAGAATTTATAAACTCCTGGTGGAGATTATAGGCTTAAAACATTTGTATGATGTATTTTACCTTTACCAATATCAGAAAAGTTAAAATTCTTCTGATTATTCATAAAAGTATATGTGCCTCCAATTTCAGACACTAAAACAAAACCCGCAGCAGAAAGTTTATCTGCCACAGATTTATCAGTAGTAATTACAAATTTTTTATTCATATTGCACCTCATTTTTTATCTCTGCTCTTTACGCCTTCGTCGGATAGATCGTCTCCGTCCTTAGTAGGAGCGCCTGGCGAAGTGTCTTCAGTTAAGCCACTTTGAGTGTTAGAGCTAACAAGAGGATAGATCCAATCTGTAGTTCCAAGTCCCAACATGTTTTCAACAAATGCCAATCCTCTTTCTTTAACAGGGTTAACATTCAATAAAGAAGCATAAGTAAGCTTAACAGGTAAACCATACTGACCTGCCTCTTTTAATGTTTTAATTTTCTCCTCTACAAAATAAGGAGAAACGTCGCTATATTCAACAACCCAATTTTCAACATTATAATTCATCTTTAAATACAAATTAACCCACGCATTGATTTGAGTGATTGGTTTCATAGCATCAATACACTCAACCTGCATTGCCTTTTTAAAGCTTTCGCTATTTGTAATTTTATTTGAATTAAGAACAATAGAACCGTTGGTTTCAATAAGCTGACTATATGCCTTATTTAAAGTATTAGTATCTTCAGCTGCGGAATCACCTTTAAATTCTAATGTATTAAGATCCATTGGAGATAAACCAATGTTAACACCCTCTGGCATTAATGTCGCTAATTTTTTATAAAAATCATTTGCTAAATTTAAATCAATGGCAAAATCATCTACTTCTTTAGAACCAGATATTGTTGGAATCTTTGCCCAAATTAATTTATATGCACTAAGTTCATCTGTTACATTTTGAACAGCTTGCAAATCTTCAAGACTAATAATATCCTCAAGAATACCACTAAATGGTATAATAGGATAATCTAAATTATCAATATTAATTTTTATGCAAAGAGTGCGCTCAATGGGCAACTCCTTCCATCTAATATTATCTTTTAAATATTGATTATATAATTTTTTAAATATTGGATCAAAATATTCCAAATCATCAGCAAATGATCTAAAATAAGACATATCAAATGCAATACCTAAACACCCTTGATTATATGATGCGCTATAAATTCTGCAATAATCTGGATTTAAAGGATGTATATAAAAAGTTCCATCTGTTTCAGGATCTCCATAAGTAAATCCATAAAATACATCATGTTTCCATGACTGCAACATAACTTTTAAAATCTGTGACTCAAGATGCATATTATGAGTTATACGTGTTACTCTTTCATATTCTTGCTTCATAGACTCGGCATCTATATTTTCAACTATATTTAAAATAGGATAGGCTATCCAAGACTTGCAATCTATTTGTTCGGCCTTATAATTTATCATTCTTCTATATGTCTGAGAAATACTATATAGAAAATCAGATAATTTACGAAGACTCTTCTGGTTTGATTCGGTAGCAGGAGCTTGTAAATACTGCCTTAAATTTTCCTTATTATATGTAGTTGATGTAATATTTTTTGTTTGTTCAGGGTTAATTAATTGCAAAATATCTTTAAGTTGCGCATAAACCGCTTTTGCTTGCTCTTGTTTTGCTAAATATTCAATTCTTTCTTTGGTCGATTTTGCAGGCATAAGTATTCTCACCATCCTTTCTATCCGAACATTTTATTTGGCTGTTTTGCCTTTGTTAAAGTGAATAAATCTAATATATTATTTGGTTGCGGTCTCTTTTTATTACGTATATGTTCTGCACGTTTTTCTGATAGGGCCCATGCACATAATGCTGCACAGTAACTTCGGTCATCATGCAGTTTATTAGCTTTTTCTGGAATTAATTCAAATGAATCCTTACCAGACTCTCTTTTTTTACGCACCATATTAACCATTTCTTCCTTAAGAGCATCTATGTTCTTAAGAGCAATTTCTTGATATGGATCAAGACGTACAACCTTAGTTTTGATACAAGAAGATTTTTTCATTTCCTCTTCAAGCTTTTTATTAAGTTCTATTTCTGGTATCTTTTCTTTTTTTAATTCTTCTATAATTCGTTTCTTTTCGGCATTATATTTTTTATCATCAACTTCAAATAAAGTCAAATATCCTTTATTATCATAATCAGATGTAAAATTAATACAATCAAGATTCATCATTTCGATTAATGCTTCATATATAATTGATTTATATTGAGTAGGGGAGACTAACCTTAATTTATTAATTGCATTAGGAAATTTACCAACATAATCAGCGCTATATTCTTTATCTATAAGTCCTCTATGTTTATTTCCTTTATCATCAACCCAGTCCTCCATAAGATAGTCGGCAATATTTACACCGCCACCACCAGAACCTGCATCAATTAAAATCATTTCTATATTTTCATAATCAGGAGCATTTCCATTGTAATCCAAAATCAGTTCTTTTAAATATTTAATCTGATCAGGAGTTTGCATTGGACTTTTACGCTTTTTACCAATATCAATTAAGTTAACACAATTGACTATGCGTCCCTTATAATATCCATGCTCATCTATATATAATTCCATTATCAAAATAACACTATTATCTCTTGAACGAGCGGGGTCGTATGCTATTACAAATTTTTTATCTCCAGTATCATTAAATAATAGGGGAGTACGAGTTTCACTATTTCTAACAATAGTACCACGCTTAATAATAGCATTAAGACCTGCGTCTGTGGTAAACTCGCAATAATACTCTCTTCTTGCCTTTTCTGGATTTGTTGCCATTTCAGTTTCTACAGTGCTACGCATTAACAATGGAGCAATAGTTTTGCCATGCATAGTAGGTGCAAATGCAACCTCACAATCTATATGTGCCACAAAATAATCTTGATCACCCATTAATTGTCTTTTAGAAAATTCACGATATAAACGATAAAACTCGGTATCTGTACTAGATGCCGAGCTAATATAAAATTTTTGGTTAGGAATATTTGATGGGAATGTACGAAGCCTGATCGGGTCTATCAAATTACCATCTCTATCTTTACCAGTTTTAAAACTCTTATTAACAATGGCAAATGCACCATAAACCTTCATCATTTCTGCTGAAAGGAATCCAGACTCATCAAATATTACAGTACCACGCATACCTCTCTTGGCATCTATATTACTGTTCAAAGTTTGAGTCATTGAACCATTATATAGAGAGTATGTAAAGCCATTGCTCGAATGACTAAATCCATCGCCTGCTGCATTTTTGATTTCTACTTCATTCTTAAATATATATCCAGTAGAACCAACCATTTCGTCGATATTATCATTAGCTAAACGTTCTAGAGTGGTAAAAGTTTGCTCAGCTTGTCCACCAGATCCCGATGCTATGTAACTCCAAAAGTTATTAAACAACATACCCTTTGACATAATTATTACGTCAATTATTGTACTTTTACCAAAACCACGAGTTGCAACAACGAGTACATTAGGACAATTCCAAGAACGCTGAACTATCCAAGCCTGCGCATCAAGTAATTCAATACTAAAAAAATCACTTATAAAACGCACCGGATTACATTGGTAATATTTTTGCATTTGAGCAATTTTAACAAGTGCTTCAATTTTTCTTGTCGACATAGCATATGAGCCAGGTTTTAAATAAACAACATTATTATCATTCATAATATCTGAAAGATATTTATCTTCCATATTTTCTACTATTTTAATTTTCATCTGTCTGTTCATCTTCTGTCTCCTCCTGTTCGACTTCGCTAAAAGCAGAGAAGAGCTCATTTAAATCAACAAGATTTTCCGGTAATAATAACTCATTTTCTGATAAAGTATCTTTTAAATCTAAGTTTTCCCTAAGTAAAATTCTGCTTATCTCTTTATAATTATCTCTTTCTAATGTGAGGTTAGTTACAAGCTTTCTTTGTTCCGCAATAATATCAGTATATTCTGACTCATCAAGAGCAAGCTGTTTTAAGATAGAAGCATTACTTAAATCCATAACTTGCTGCATGCCACGACATGTACCTATATCAAAGCCATTAACTTCTCCTTCACGCAAATTAAGTTCTTTAATTTTTTTAATTTTTCCAGTCCAAGTATTTTCGCCCTTACTTTGATTCTTATTATGCTTTAAACTGAGGCAAGACTGCTCCGCAAGTTGCGATACTGTTGAGGCAACCTTTTGCTTCGCGTCTAGGCAAGACTTGATCTCGCCAGTCTTATTGGCGACATTAGGAGAGCTCATTGCCTTCGCTATCATATCATCAAGCTTTGCTTGCTGTAAAAATCCGCGCACAATAGTGATGGCTGATGATGTTCTCATCATATCATCATTTTCTCCACTGGCATCGAGATATCCAATTAATTGAGAGTAGAGAAGGGGTTTATCTTCTTCTTGCTCCTTTTCA